CACCTTCATAGATGAAGTCAAATGGTCCTTGCTGTCCCCACTGGATACCGACGGCATTGTTAGTGTCAGCACCAGGATCCTGGAACATACCGTTCTGGCCAATAAAGGCCCCGTTGCCGTCCATTTCAAGATTCTCATTGAGGTATACGCCAGCCGGTCCAGAGAAGGCAGCGATAGAGTTGACAAGAGCATCAAGGGCATCAGTGTAATTGAATGGCTGCGCACCAAGAGCAGAGTTAAGAGGCGTGTTCTTCAAGAAGGAAGAACAGTAGTCAACATTGGCATCAGGCTGCACCACGAAGACAAGCTCTTTGCAAGGGTGATTGAAATTGAGTTTAATTTTGTTGGATGAAGATCCGACCGACTCATCTCCAGTGAACTGAAGCTGCTCAATCAAATACTCATGCGGATTTTGGGCCATTCTGCGTCTCTCGTCTGTATCAAGGAACACATAATCGACGTACAAAGAAGCGGCTACAAGCGATTTCTGGTACGAAACGGCATCTTTAACAGACGAACCGTTGGCAACATTATCGCCATCATTACCACCACCCTCCGTAAGGTTGGTCACAGCGAAAAGAACCTCATCCGAAGGACGAAGCTCAAGGTTGATGCGGACCTCGTGGTACTGAAGTGCAATCAAAGGCAAAGCAAGGCCTGGGTTGCGACAGAACCAGAACTGTAACGGAATGTACAGCGTAGTCTCTGGAAGTGCGTTACGTGGTGCGCACACTGCGGCAGGCACATCAACGTTGGCGCAAGCAGAGTCAACATCAGCGAACGATGGATCAATCAAGTAGGTAAGCTGCGTAGTCTGGCCAACCATCTTGTTGTAACCTCGCTCCTGCTCAGCAGTCAAGGTAAGCTGGTTCCAGATGTGCATCCAATCACCATATTGGCGATCGATTCTCTGGCCACCAATCTCGACCTCAACCATTGAGATAAGCTGCTCACCTGGGTAGTCAAGCCAGCGAGCGTAAACCTTGGCACAGTCCTTAGGATTGCAGCAGGAGTCCTGCCCAATCTCTGGAAGTGTGACCTGAAGGTAGGTGCGGTATGCTAAATCACCATTTCTGGAGATAGTGCACTGCACCCGGCGACCGAAATCAGCCTGGCCGTTAAAGGTCTGTTCAATAGATTCCATAGCGAAATTAGTATGTCTGCGGTATGTAACTTTCCAAAAAGTAATCTGGGGATTTCCCGTTAAGTAGACGTCCTGAGCGCCATAGGCAACAAGCTGCATTAATCCTCCTCCCATAGTTATAATATTGCTAAAGATTTTATTTTTATGAAAAAATCATTTAATTATGACTCTTTAATAGATAATAATTTTTCTATGTCAAAATTTTCCTTCATGAATCGTTTAAGATAATCTTCAGAAAATACCTCTTTTTTCCCTTCATGGTTTTTTGTAAAGATATATAACTTATCTTTTTTTTTAACAGACCATCCCGATTCTAAAGAATTATAAATAAATGCCATTTTACAGAGTTTTACATTATCAAAAGATGAGGAATCTGGTGGAGTTGTTGGAATATCCATTGTTATTTGGAGAGAAAAATCATCACAATTTGAAACATAAAACTTATCCGTAAAAAGGCAATTAAATATAAAAATTCATTTTAATATTAAATGCCTTCATTTAAGCCAAAGGCTAACAAAAAAATAGTCAGTAATCCGAAAACAAATATTACCGTAGATAGTAAACATAATGAAAAAATGAAAGAATTTCATGATATTAGTAATAATAAGATACCTGCGTTAAAAGCTCAAAAGAAAAGAAAAATAACGGAATTAAAAAAGGGCAATTTAACTATTGAGAAACGGCTACAGTTAACTGATGATATAAAGAAGTTGAATAAAAAGATCAAAAAATTAAAGAGTAAAAAGAAAAGGTATTTATTGGACAATGTAGAACATGTCTTTGAATACTTTGAAAAGAAGAAAGATGTGACAAATGATGGTAACAAAACAACTGTTTTGCATTCATTTTTTACAAAAAGAGAGACAAAGAAAAAGATGGAGAGAACCGATAATATAAACTCCATGCAACAATATCTAACAAATGTTGATGAGGGACTTATAGATATCAATAACTATACAATGGATGATGAAAAATGTAAAAATAATAATTGTGGGGGAGAGCTAATATCAGTAGAACACGAAGGTGTCCGAATATGCAATAAATGTGGAGTTCAGAATGCCTTTTTAATTGCCCATGAAAAACCATCGTATAAAGAGCCGCCTAAAGAAGTATGTTTTTATGCGTATAAAAGAATAAATCATTTCAGAGAAATTTTGGCTCAATTTCAGGCAAAAGAAACCACGCAAATTCCTCCTGAAGTTTTAAATAATATAAAGGCACAAATCAAAAAGGAGAGAATCACTGTGAAAGATCTCACAAACAAAAAGGCAAAGGATATATTGAAAAAATTAGGTTATAACAAGTATTACGAGCATATACCATTTATTAAAGACAAACTTGGTATAAAACCTCCGATCATGAGTCCCGAATTAGAAGATAAACTATGTAGTCTATTTATGGATATACAACGACCATATGCCCAACACTGCCCAGATGATCGTGTTAATTTTTTGAATTATTACTATGTGTTATATAAAATCTGCGAATTGTTAGGAGAAATTTCTTTTTTACCATTTTTTCCGATGCTTAAAGATCCGGTGAAAAGGATAGAACAAGACGAAATATGGAAGAAAATTTGCGCGGAGCTGCGGTGGGAATATGTGCCTACGATTTAATGTACTTTTTGCTTAATAATTTCTGCTAAATGTTTTTTTGCTGTATTATTTAAATCAATGCTTCCTGATAAAATATCCTTTGGATTGAATTCATGATCCATAGCAATAAAACCCCATTCTCTTTTCATACAGAATTGGGCCAGATCGGCATTCCATTGATCAATATCCGATGATAGATGTCTATTTGGCGTTAAATTCAGTCCACATTCTTTAATAGTAGATTCATCAGGAAGATAATATGCACTTAATACAATTATATTTACTTGAGGAAAGGTGGAATGAAAATACTCCAATTGTTCTTTCCATTTATTGAATATATCAGCTTCTGTATTACATGGTAATTTTTTGGATAAACCCGGATTAGATGACGAGTGAGGTTCAACTTCAACTGCTTTCTCACAATTATGTACATTAGTAAGTAAATCATTATACCCTATTGATATGAATGCATGGGTATCATTTTGATCTAATTCGGGATACTTTCTTTTTAGTTCTTTTACAGAATCTTTAAAGTCCTTGAGAGAAGAACATTTTTTACTAATATTAATGATTTCTCCAATATGCAGATTTTTATCATTCTCAATTTGTTCCTTAATGGAGATAAAACGGGTGTGATCCTTATCACTAAATATATTACCAATAAGTATAATATTTGGAGTGTTAAGAAAGGTTTCAATATGAGGTGTTTTACTTAATTGGTATAATATAAGACCAAGAAGTGTGGCGAAAATAATCTTCATTAACAAGTCATTCATATAAATATTTGAGCTAAAAAAACATAATTATGATCTTAATTATGTTTAAACAAATTACATACGTGGGAATCCAACGAGGTTGGCACCCATACCAAAGCCTGCACCGGAGCGCGCTCCGACGGCCATCGATGGTACGTATGTATCAAGGATAGAGAATGTGGCTGCAGCAGTAAGAGCAATCAGCATAACTTCATCTAAATTGAGTGACCGCTTTGGAATAGCATAAGCAGCAATTGCAACCATGATACCTTCAACCAAATATTTCACAACGCGACGGATAAGCTCTCCGAAATCTAAAAGGCTACCTAATTCACCAAGCATATTATACTATTTCTCTAGAAAAAAAAATATATCATTTCTAAAATAACTTAAAATATAAATGGAATAATGATAATATAATGTCTAAACCCTTTGAGAGACAAATTCTACCTAGTGGTGCTAAAAATCCTAAATATATTGATCTATTGGATGAGGATAAGGCCGTAGCTGGTCAGAAATTCGCCTGTATTTCTTTTATTAGCCCGGATAAAATTCTAAAAAAGAAGGAACTCTATTTTTTTGCGGAGTTCCTAAAGCATTGGGATTACAGCAAAAATATTGAAAAGTTCACACAATTCTTGAATTTCTTTACTCATAAGTACAATATCAATTTTGATAAAGCTATGGAAGATTTCCAAGACTTTGTGAAGAGTGAACAAAGTGAATTGGTAAAGACCAATATCAATGACGATTATAAGAATTTCTTGGATGCTAAAGAGGACGATCTAAACAAACAGTTCAATGAAACTCATAACTTTCAGACCAACACCCGGGGCTTGAAAGTGCGTGGTTCGTATCCTTCTCAAGAAGAGGCAGAATTGAGATGTAAAATGCTAAGGGAAGTTGACCCTAATCATGATGTTTATGTTGGGCCTGTAGGTATGTGGATGCCTTGGGAACCTGAGGCATATAAAACAGGAAGGGTAGAGTACTTAGAGGAGGAGCTCAATCAATTGATGCATGAGAAGAATAAAAATGAAAAGGAAGCAAGAATGGCATTTGATAAGCGTGTTATGGAGGCAAAGAAAACGGCTATTGCTGAGAACGTCAAACTAGCTAAAGAGAGTGGTAATAAATTAACACAAAATGTGGATAAAGAGGGTAATTTGGTTGGATTGGGTATATCTACTGTTGAGAATACGATTATTGGTAATGAGAAGACAAGTAATGCAGATATTAGAAAAGAATTGTTTGAGGGCGAGAATATTCGTACAAGGCAGACCGACAAAGATGAAAAAGCAAAACAGGAAAACAATAAAAACAATGCTCCAGATGTTACAATTGAAGAAAAGAAAGACGAATAGTTAAGTAACTGTTTGGAGTGAAATTTATGGTATGATTGCTATTGTTGATTCTAAAAATTGAATGATAATATCTTTTAAAAATAAAAAGATACTATCTTATACTATGGATGTCCAAAAGTTTCAAGCTGTCACCCCTCCGATACCTAAAAAAATACAAGATGATGGAGCTGAAATATCTGAAGGGACAAAAATCGTTGCCCCCACCAATGTAACGAAGAAAAAGAAGGAAAAGAAAGATAAGAAAAAATCACGAAAACGATGCCAATTTGCTGGATGCAGAGTAAAATTAAAATTAACTGATATGGAATGTAGGTGTAAGAATAGATTTTGCACTAAACATCGATTACCCGAAACTCATAAATGTGTATATGACTATAAAAATATTAACATGGAAGACTTTTGCAAATATGCTGGTTTAGGTGGGGGCGAGGTTCAGAAACTTACTAGAATTTAATTACCATCTACTTTTCTTGACATTAATTCTAGGCCCTTTCTTTTGGGCATTAGGATCGTAAGCTTCATCTTCATCGTCACTTCCAATATCTTTAGACATTTCCCAAAACTCTTTGCTTCCCAATTTGAATTCTTTGTGGGCCTGGGCCTTATACCAAAAAATTTGATCTTCTAATTTATTTGATTTAGCATTATTTGATACCACTAAACACTCATAATTCTCAGTACATTGATCCATAACCTGGCAAAAACTTTCAAATGTAGGAAACATCCCTGCATAATTCTCATAAATTCTTTTACGGTTTGCAATATATGGTTCTCTTAAAATGAATGTAAAGTCTATATTAGTTCTCAAATTTGGCGGAACACCTAACGGATATTGCATGGTAATAACTAGCATTATTTTCCAATGTCTCCCATTCATAAATAAAAGTCGCATTAATTTTTCTCGTGCCCATGAATTATCATACAGACAATCATCAAGAATAACAAAGGCTCTAGCATCAATTGTTGATCTGCCATATGCATCTTTTTCCTTTTTCACTTGTTTTATAACCATTTTTTGCCGCTTTAGAATATTTTCTATAATTGCCGTATTATATTCATCATGAATAAATAATTTAGGGACCATACGGGAATAAAAACCGTTTCCTGCCTCTGTTCCCGATATTACCGTACCGATCGGGATATCTTGATGATAATAGAGTAGATCTCGGACAAGAAAACTCTTTCCTGTATCACGTCTCCCAATTAATACTATAACTGGCCCTTGTGTCTCATTTGGTTTAAAACTAATATTTTTCATATCAAACTTTTTTAATTCCAAATTCATTATACAGATTTTTTGTATATTAAAATATAGGAAATTACGCACAAATAACTTAAAATTAATAGATAACTTTATTTATAGTCCACATGTTCCAACTTTATTATAAAAAGAATAACAATACTGTATTATTTCAAACATTTAAGGCAAATCATATGGATCGGATACAAAACTATATTCCATTGTATAATAATTTTTTCAATTTGCAACCGGGAAATTACCAATGTATTAATCTCAATCAACATTACAATATTACATCTATTGCAAAAACAGATAAGAAAAATAAATTTAACTGTATTATTAAATCCACAGATAAGGAACTCAAAACTGAAACATTTTTTAAATTCTCTCCATTATTAGATCCAATTAAGTTCATGATTGGAAAATATGGGTCATTAAGTGAAGACATAAAAACATCATTGCCTAAACTACAAGAAAACACCTGTCATGCCAAGGTATTAGATCCAAATAACTCTGCTTATGTAGATAGTTTTTTTACCTACTTAACAAGTAATCTACTACATACACATAATTTTATACACGGAGTTGATTTTTTTGGATCATTTCTTGGCATCCATAAACAATTTGAGGTTGATATCCTAGATGATATCGAATACCTAAATGATAGTACATTTTTCCATGAAAATAAAAATAAGGCATTTACTGTGGATGTTAGTCATGAAGATTTATTCTTAGAAGCTAATACCAGAAATTATAGAAAAAAACTAAAAATAGAAACGGATGTTATAAATGGAGATATTCTAGAACTCAATGATGAATTATTTGAAGGTATGTTTATTGAAAATGAAAATGAAAAATCCGAAAAAACTAAGGAGGAATTAGTATTTGAGTTTAATTTAGACTCAAATCAATCAAATAAAACAAATGATTCTCGTTGTTCTTCACGATCATCTCATACTTCAGACGAGTCAAATGAGTCAAATGATGAGGATATGGATGAGGGCGAAGATTCAGAAGATAACAGTGATAATGATAGTATGACCAGTAGTCTGGATTCTAGCATAATATGTAAGGCCGTCCTCCCAGATTTTCCAGTTCAAATTATTTGTCTAGAGTCAATGAAGGCGACATTAGATTCACTATTAGAAGAAGAAATGAGTGATGATGAATGGAGATCTTGTTTGTTTCAGGTTATTATGACTCTTATTGTTTATCAGAAATTATTTAGTTTTACCCATAATGATCTTCATACAAATAATATAATGTTTATTCCCACTGATCTACAATATATAATCTATAAATATGATAATACATACTTTAAAGTGCCAACATATGGCAGACTATTTAAAATAATTGACTTTGGGAGGGCCATTTATAAATTCAAAGGTAAGACTATTTGTAGTGATAGTTTTCACCCAAAAGGGGATGCTGCTACGCAATATAACTGTGAACCATATATGAATGAAAAGAAGCCTCGTTTAGACCCTAATTTTAGTTTTGATCTTTGTCGCCTTGCCTGCTCGCTATATGATTATTTTATGGATGTTTTGGAAGACGACTTTGATAGAAATCCAATAGCGCAGTTGATCAATACTTGGTGTACGGATGATAAAAACAGAAATATTCTGTATAAAAATTGCGGCGAGGAGAGATACCCTGATTTTAAGTTATACAAAATGATTGCAAGGGGTGTGCGCGCCCATGAACCACACAACTATGTTAAACACCCTGTATTTAAAAGATTTATATCTAACCGGAAAAAATGCAAGAAGAAGAAGGTCATTAACATTGATGACCTACCATGTTATATTTAAATATATTGAATATCCTATTAATATATTTAAAAGTCGGGATCTGACGTAAAGACGGATGGTGCGTTCTTTAATGTCTTCATAGGTTCAATCTGATCATAGATAAATACTCCTGTTATATAACTAATATATACCATCAGTGTATTTTGTACCATCACCTTGAGTTTGATAGGCTCCTTGGTGATAAAATGCGATTCGATATACTGGAAAATAGCATATATACAACTAACAATTACCCCTTTAATCAATGTATCACTGCTCATTTATATTGTAGTGAAATAAATAGATTACAATTTAACCGCATTATGCTAAAACTTCTACATTTGTTAATTCTGGTTTATTATTTAACTTAATATTGCCTCCTATAGTTTGAATATCTAAAGTATCTAGCTTAATATTTGGCCCGTCAAAAATCTTTATTGAATCCCCACCATCATCTTCCTCTTCCTCGGCCTCTTCCCGCTTTCTCTGCTCATGACGTTCCGTGCTTATTCTCTCCAACCGTTCTATTGTTTTGGGGGCAGAAATTAGCGTGGGAGGTGAAGAAGATATGATAGTGGGATCATCCTTCTGAGAAAATTTGACAACGTTATCTTTATCATTAAAACTAATTTTTGTTGTTGACTTGGGCGATGGTGGATTGAGTGACGGAACTTCAATCTTTACGTTAGAAATCTCTTTTTGAATTTCAGGCGAGGATGGTGGACTGAGTGAAGGAGACGGTGTATTATCTTCACTTTGTATATCCTTGTTCTTCGTTACTAGGATAGGTGAAGGGGCTTTCGGATTTGTAGACTCCTGTGTAGTCTCTGCTGATTTTGCAGAGTCGTCGTTGACGGCGCTGGCGTTCTCTGCGGCGGCTTCTTTCTCTTTCTTGTCCTCTTCCTCCGTAATTGGCACCTCATCAGTCTCTTCCACAATCTCTTCTTCTACAGTCTCATCAATATAGGCCCGCAATATTTTTTCAATAGGCATATTTTCACGGATCACATTAAGAATAGACTCCTTTACAATAATTTCACACTCCCTCATATTTTTTTGCTTTGATAGTGGTAGGATATTTTCTTCAAATAAATAAACATTTTGGTATAACTTACGCGCAGCTGCTATATAAACCTTATGAATATAATCATGTAATTTTGGAATGTCAATTTCAATCTTTTTTTGTTTATTTGACACACGAATGCTAGTTAAAATTTTTAATTGTGTGATATGTACACATGTTAACAAATCTTCTAAATATAGACATTTGCTGGAATCTAAAATTCTTTTAGTTTCTACATTGATAATTTCTTGATTCCATCTCGGAACTCTTGTCAAAAAATTTTGAAATGTCATTAAATATTTTGCATCCTCCTCATTTTTAATACAGAGATCCCATGCCTCCTGAAAAATAGATTTAAATCCTTGTATTACGAGAGGTGTTAGTATATTTACTAATCTTGATGAATATTCGTTTTTAGCTTCCGATAATACTGTTGCATTAAAGTCATCCATTTACATTTCTTGTATATTTTCTAAATCACAATCCGGACGCAAAAAGGTCAGTGTTAGTATATATAACATAAGCAACTTCTCATTTCTAAATTCTCTACGTATATCATCAAAATGAATTAATAGTCCATATTTTTTGGACTTATTGATTCTATTTGTAACCTCTATAGTTTCCATTATTGCTTTTGCAGAGTATCCCTTTTCATATAATATTTCCACAAACTTAATTAAATTATTTGTATTAGTGAAATTAGCAGTGTTTTCTACTTGTTTTAATAACCAACGTTTTCGTTTATCAATTATAATTGAATTTTCGTCATTAAATTTCTGCTTTTTTTGATCATGAAAACTTTGTCGCGTATCATTAATGATAGGTAATGGAACGTAAATATTACAGAAACGAGACACTATAGGTTTTAATAACTTATGATATTGATCAATAACAATAAAAAAACGCGTTGTATGACTGAATTGCTCAATGCATCTACGAAGGGCTGATTGTGCATCCATTGTTAATTTGTCGGCATTGAATAGAATAATACTTTTAAAGAGCTCTCCATTTTTATTGTGAATATTCATTTTTGCAAAAAATTTAAGCTCATCTCGGATAAAACGAATTCCCTTACCATGAGCACAGTTAATATACATTATATAATTCTTATAACTAGGTACATCCTTATAGATATTATCTAATAAATATCTTAATATAGCTCTTTTTCCTGATCCAGATGGACCATGAAATACAATATGTGGTATTTTCTTATTTTCAATAAAATACAACATCTTTTTTTTTAAATCGTTATGAACTTCCATTAAAGATACTCATAACGATGTTTTTATATATATATTAGGCCACACTATTCAAGGGTTGTGTAAATGGGTTATTATTGAACGCGTTCAACATGTTCGGTTCATTTCGTGTACATTCTATAGTGGCGCCACGAACATTTCTACCACCCATTTCGCCATATGTGGAGAGATTACCGCTCTCTTTTGGCATATTAATTGGTCCTTGAGCGGGAGCAGTTGAACCATACTTGGTAATACGTATATTTTGATTGGAATTAAATAGCGCTTCGCAACCTGCGTTCATTTGGTTTGTTAACAATTTCTCCTTATTGGGATTCAAATGGGCATTATATGCAGCATTATAAACTGGACCATTGCTTGCCCCATTATGAGTTCCGCTACCATTACCAGTATAAGGGCAATTTGTACTGGTTCTCTGTTGTTCCTTAAGATTATACTCGGCAGTAGCGTAACCTCCTTCATGTTTATAGTAAGGCTGTGCAATATCATATGTTCTCTCTGTTTGTTCCCTAATAGTTGTCTTCGTTCTATCGGCTGGATTCCATACTCTTGCTTGATCAACACCATAAGCACCTCCTACATTACCAGTAGGTCTAAGATTACCAATAACATTTTCTTTCCGCGACGGGCGCAAAATATCCATTACCGGAGCAACTACAGCTTTCATCCATCCATTTACAATACCGAATTCTGTGCCCTGTTTTGTGGTACTCCTGGCATTTGGATATGACTTGTATCCGCCTTTTCCGTAATTTTGTTTAAGATTCTTCCAACCATCTGCATAATTAAGATTATGAGCAGGGCCGAGATATTTACCATCGGGAGCTAATTCTGGTCTAGTACTACGCCTATAATTTTCCTCAACTCGCCCACCTGTACTCGCATTTTGATCAGTAGATGCAGCACCGAAATATTCTCTTGTAGTAAATGGTCTATTTTCAGGTTGCAATGGTTCTTCGGCCCTTGAACGTTGCGCTGTCTCTTGGCCACCTGTTGTAAACCAACGATCTGGTGTATTTAAGTAAAAGGTATCGGGACGATTTTTTTCAATTCGTCCTTGAATCCCACGATTTTTAATAATTGAATTAGCAGGTCCCTCGTGATTTGCTAAACCAAAGGTTACTTTTGGATTTGTTTTTGTGCGAAGTTGATCTACCGTTTTGTCAACCCAAACATTACGAGCTTCCATACCAGCATTAAATCCATCAGAACCTTTATTAGTAAAACCTTTATTGAGCCCAGGTCCAACATGGATTTCGTCCCAGGGTTTTACATTATTCATGTGAGCCGATGGATTCATGCGCGACTGAATAAAGTCTGTATGATTAGGAACTCCATGAGCATAATTCATATTAGCTTGAGGGGCAAACAGAGGCGCTTGTTCCTTCTTATGAATTACCTGAGAACCAGTCCCTGTATAGTTATCTAGAATGCTCTCATTTCCCGAGAAGCCTGTTGTTCGTTGTGTTACTTTGGACCCAAAAAAAGGAACCATATTGTTGAATTTAATATCCTTTTTCTGCACCATATCGCCGGATAGAGATTTAAATAGAACGGTATTACTTGGATGTTTGCCAGACTCTACATCTTTTTCATATTTATCCTGTCTGAAATACCGATCAGTAGCAGCATTTGGTGCAGGATAGCTAGCAACATTCTGTCCGACATCACTATAGGTCTGTACAGGATAATTAATAGCTGGATTCATAGGTGCACCTGTTTTAATGCCTCCCATAGGTAAAGTATTTTTAATTTGTCCTTGTTCTGGAGGTCTTCGTGCTGGAGTGTAACCTTCTTTTTCATCATCACGATTGGAGAGAACATACATTGCTCCTAATCCTAGAATGGGTATTGCAATTTCGGCCATTATATATAATACAACATATTTTCTTAAACAGTAAATACTTACTTATTTACTTTTTATCGTTTGGTATTAGCTTTGTCGGTATTTTTACCGGCAAATACTCCTATTGGTTGGCCTCTCTGTCTAACTAGACAAGGAGCTTCTGTTACATAATTATCTCTTTCTAAAAGTCTTGTATTCAGATTATTTTGAAAAGTCATACACGTATTCTCTTGAGGATTCAAAAATAGTATGTATCTGTGATCTTGGGGGAGATCACGGTACATCCAAGCTGGGTGCGTAGTACGTGTTTCATCTGTAACCGGATTTTCACATACAGGATATGATACTCGTTTAGATCTTACTACCCCACTATTAGGAAATTCCTTACCAGAACAATCCTTAGATAGTGGTCGCGTTATGCCTAGTAAATCGCTATCAATATCAATTGGAGCGCCATGCGGAACCTTTCTTAAGTTTGCTCCCCATCCTTGCATTCTAATTTGCGGATCATTGAAAAAACATGGCTTGGCGCCCCATCCTGGAACATCTAACATATATCTACCGGGACCTGTTGACTCTTGTAATATCTTTGCTGTTCTACATGCATCATAGTTAAAACGGGTAAATGCCATTATACTATAGTAATATAATAAAATAGTATAATTTAGATAATCTAACTCT